AGGTATTAAAGGCTCATAGTAAGGTGTTACATTTTCTACAACATACTTACCATTAAAGTGATTATCTAAAAATATTATTTCTTGGTAAAGTTTCATATCTGGATATAAAGGAATAAAAGCATCTGTTGTTTTTTGTGTTATTCTAACTTTACTATGTGTAGGACAAGGAGGAGAACTCCATATAAAATCAAACTCTTGGTAGTGGTCAAGCAGGTATTGGTGAGCATCTGCAACAATCACTTTATCGTTAGGGAAACGTTCTTGGTATAGCCTAGCAAGTTCTTCATCCCATTCCACAGCAGTAACTTCTACATCTGTTACCTCATCCCACTTATATCTATTACCTCCCAAACAAGCATAAAGGTTTAGTATTTTCATATTTTATTATCTATCACTTCTATTAAGTGTCTTAAATCGCTTCTCTCCCACTCTCCTAAGTTTACTCCGTTTATTAGGAACTTATAGTAGTCTTTTCTTTCTGAGTCTTTTACTTCTATGTTTATATACATCTTATTTATTTTTTTCTATCCATTGTTCTTGTTGCTCTCTTAAGTATTCTATCTCTCTCTTTAAGTAGTCTGCTGCTTTCTCTAGGTCTTTTAACTCATCGTCTTTCTTTCCACTTCTACAAACATACTTAATTATATTACCTCTATTGAAGTTTAGTTCATAATCTTTTATAAAGTCTATAACATCATAGCCTTTACCATTCTCGTAATGTAAATAGGTTGCTCTCATATTATTTTGGTTGTTTATCTGTTTCTTCATTTTCTTTGTCTACTATTAGTTTTAATCCCTCTACCTTTACATACAGCTGAGCTACTATGTTCTCAAGTCTAAGTATTCGTTGTATCTGTGTATGTTTCTTCTGTTTCATTTTATTTTATTTAATTCGTTTTGATATGCTTTTGCTGCTTCTTTTTCATCTGTGAAATATCCTAAGTGTTTTATTATTCCATTTACTTTTATAGCTCCTTGCCATTTACCTTGTCTTTTATTCCAACAAACGCCAGTATATTTTGATGAGCCAATCCTCATATCTTTTACTATATTCTCTCTACTTGTGAGTAATTGTAAATTATATAGTTTATCATTTTCTTTGTTATTGTCTATATGGTCAACAACTATTTTATGACCACAAGGTTTATGATTTAAAAAAGCCATTGCAGATAGTTGATGTATTTTAGTGTTCCCCCAAGACTTACCATTTTTGCATAAATTAACTCTATATCTTCCGTTAGCATTTAAGTTTTTACTAAGTTTCTTAATAATTCCTTTTTTTCTATAATTCAAACTTCTTACATTGCCTAAATTACTTACTTGGTACAAGCCCTCAAATTCTGGTATGTCTTTCCAAACCTCAACACCTATCCTACTTAATAAACTTGCTATCATAATTCCCCTGTTAAGCAATAGTTATCTAAATCGTTTCCCTCTATAAAGAACTTATTGTATAAGTCAATGGCTTTCTCTACCTTTTCTTCTCCTTGATAATAAAATTCTTCTGAGCAGTTAAAGATACCAATATCAAGTGAACCCTTGTCTAAAGCTAAAAAGAAGAACTCATCATAGCTTTTATTAAATAAGTTACAGTATAAGTAACATTGAACATCATAGCCATACTTCTTAGCACTCCAAGCAAAGTCTTTTATGTTTGTAGTTGTCTTGAGGTCTACGATTCTATTAGTGGCTAATACATCTGCCTTACCTCTAAATGGCATACCTAATACGTTATCTATAGCTGGTATCTCAAACTCTGCCTTAGTTATTAGTTCTTTAGCGTGTTCGTTTCTATAGAACGCATCTACAAGCCTATCAGCATCATTACGTTCCTTAATAGTAAATACTCTTGGGTTTTCTGCTTTAGCTTCTCTAAACTTCTTTGTGTTCTTAGATTGAACATCTATAAAGGTTTGTGCTGCAAATACCTCTGGCTCTAATATAGCAGTATGAAATAACCAACCATCTCTTAAGGGTTGGCTTTCAGCAGTACCATACTTTAAGCTAAAATTATAAGTCTTTGGGCTTGATAGAAGCTGTTTAAGGCTACTACTACTAAGAGCTAACTTATTTAGTTCTCCATAGTAAAAAGAGTCATCATCCATACGCTTAAGCAGTTCTGCTCTATCGTAATGTTTACCGTCTAATAGTTGTATTTTATTCTGTGTCATAGTTGTAGCAATTTTTAGAGCAGTAAGTGTCTCCGTTAGTTTCTGTTCCACAAGCTATACATTCCGTTAACTCGTCTGGCTCATCTATATAGGAATCTAAGTAACTCATATATTATATTGTTTTAATTTGTTTTCTAATTCTTCTATTTGTTTATTAAGCTCTAAGATAGTTTGGTTCTTACTATCTCTTACAGCACTTACTCTTTGTTCAAGTACTTTGTTTTCTATATTAAGCTGGTTAACATATTGTCCTATCTCACTAACCCCTTGTATAAAATGCTTAAGGTCTTTGTTCTTTGGTTTTGCATCAGACCACTTAATAACCCTATCGGATATAAAGTTAAACCATAACACATATGATTGCCTTTGTAGTAAAGTCATTATAATGAAACACCTATAATAACACCTATACAGATAAGTAATCCAGCAAGAGTGAATACTATAACGACATCATCTCTCATCATTTCTCTTTCTCTAATTTTTTGAAGTTCTTTTTCTGTGTAAACTTTAATTCTTTTGTCTTTTACATCAATGTGTAATCCTGTTTTTGTCTTTTTCATTTTGTTTGGTTTTAGTAAATGTTATAAATTATACTTCTAATTATTTCTTGTCTTTTAAGTAGTCGTTCTTTGACATCTTTAGGAACTTCTGTTATTAGTGTCCTTTCAATGTCTTTCAACTCTTGGTTTAAATCGTCTAATTGTGTAAGCATAATTTTTTTGTTTTAACAAACATAATATAAATTAATGTTATAAACAAATTATAAACAAAGTTTTTTACTCATCCATCTTAAAATAACTATCCCATATCCCTAGCTCTGTATCTTCTTCATTAATATTTATTATAGCTGCATCGCTTTCTTTTAGCAAATAACAAGGCTTAGATACTTTTTTACTTCCCCATAGTGTAGTGTCTGGGCAGTACATATTCTTTACCTCTAAGTCTTTTAAGTTGTTTAACCAAAATAGATAGTTTCCTTTTGGGTCGTTTACAAAATACAAAGCTACCTTTCCTGTGGCTATTAGTTTATCAAACTTAGCTTTCTCTATTATCTTGGTCTCATAGTATTTATTTCTAAACTTCATTTCTATTACACAGTCTTGAGATTTTGGAGTTGTACCCTCAGCATCCCAGCTTATACTGCCCCCTCCAGTATGACTTAATGTCCAACCATCTAAGTTAAGTAATGTTATTACTGACTGCTCCCACCTATGTATATCTTTAATTTTTGGCATATATCTTATCTATTTCATTAATCCATTGAACTAATCTCTTTGGGTTGCAACTACAAGGTTCGTGGTACTTATGCTTGTAGTAGACTGAATGAAGTTGACACAACAGCTTATATTGTTCTCTTGTTAGCTTTCCTTTAACCTCAGCTTTAAACTGCTCCCATTGTTTTCTGTGTTCTATTTCCATAAGTCTATATCTATGTCGTTCCACTCATCTCTGCGTTTATCACATCCACAGTCTGGGTTTATCTTTTTCCATATATACCTAATACCTGTGTAGTAAGTAATGTAATATACTAAGTCTCCTAATCTCATATTTTAAATTTATCAATGTTCCATTTTTTACTAAATGCTCTTAGAGTATCTTTTAAACTTATTTCTTGTTTTGCATCTTTCCATTCTTTATTAATGTAAATGCTATCAACATTACACTCACTCAATGGAATGTCTTTCTCGTCATTTTTAAAGTTATGAGTTACATATAAAACTACAGATTTGTCTGTGTGCCAACTATTAGCAATACGTTCTAAAACTAATCTTTGTCCTATTGGTATTTTGTTTCCTTTTCTCTTTACCTCCATTAATATTAAAACCTCATTGTTAAACTCTAAAACTACATCTATATCCGTTGGGTGTATCTTACCACTTTCAACACCTGTAAAGTCTATTGTTTGTTTAACTTGTTTACTGTTTCTAATTAAACTCATAATTTGTCTTTTATGTTTTTAAGTGCTGTCCTGTAAGTGTTGTATAGACTATAATAACTAATCTTTGTATCTCTACTTAGTGAAGCTACTGACTT